GCGGAACGCTTCGCGCCGCTTCGACTGCACCTGCACGAGCGAGGCCGTCTGAGAGGCCGCCTTCGCGTACCACTTCGGATCGCGGACGCTGATCACCTCGAAGCCGCCGAAGGTGTTCCGAGCGGAGTTGAGAGCGTACGTCGCGACCGGGTCCATCACGCCGCGGAGGTACTCGTTGGCATCGGCCGTCCACTGCGCAGGAGTGCCGAGCACGTAGTCGAGTTCCATCGGCGTCAGTTCCGGAAGGTCGCCGATCGCCTTGTTGAGGAAGCGCGGGATCGCGCGGAGCCTGTCGAGAACCTCCTGCGCCTTCGACTTCTCGAACTGCGACACGCGACGCTTGACCGACTGCACCTGGCGGGGAAGACGCTTCGGCGCCTTGACCCGCACGACGCGAGCGGACGCTTCGACGGGTGCCGGAGGTGCAGGCTCGGCCGCGGGAGGAGGCGGAGGCGGGAGTTCCGGCTCGGCCGGAGCCGCAGGCATCCCGAGCCCGAGCCGCTCGTTCACCTGATCGAGCGTGTAGCCCATCATGACTAGGGCGTTGGCCTGCTGCACCTTCTCGGTCATGTTCGGCTGCAACGCTTCCACCTTCGTCAGGTCGAACTCCACGTAGGTGTCGAGCGTTTGGTTCCGGCTGTACGGCTCGAAGAGCCACGACCACAATGCATCCTCGATGTGGTGCAGCCGGGGGATGACCGTCTGCTCCCACGTCTGCGCACGAGCGGCGAGCGCGGCCGCGCGGTTGTACTCGGGCGTGTCGCCGATGTCGAACGGGTTGACGCCGAGCGCGGCGAGGACCTCGGCCTTGTGCCGATCGAGCATGTCTCCGAACGCCATGTCCTTCGGAGTCACCGTCGACCGCTCGTACTTCAGACCGCCGGAGAGGATCGCGACGCGGGACGCTCGGATCGCGCCCTTGTGACGGTCCTCCCACTGCGCACGCAGGGCGGCCACTTCCTCCGACGGCAACGGCTGGTCGGAGTACAGCACCCCGCCCGGGTCGGCACCGTTCGAGAGCAGGGCCGCGTTGTAGGCGTTCGCCTTCACGTCGAAGCCCAAGGCCACGAGCACGCACGACAGCGGCGACAGACCGCGGGTCGGCTCGTCCGGGTTGAACGTGCGAAGGAACCCGACCTGCTCGGCCGTGAACACGTACGACGACGAGTTGCCAGCCGACAACTTGTAGCCCATCACGAGCCCGGACTTCGGGTCGATCTGCGGAGTCATGCGCCCGGCAGGCAGCACGAGAAGCTCGCGCGGGATGTCGCCCGACTTATACGGACGAGCACCCTCGCCGTAGGCCGCGACGTACGCCTCGCCGTAGATGTCGAGGTAAGACGACACGGCCTCGAAGAAGGCGTACGACGACATGAGCGGCGACGGCTTGTCGAGCAGCCGCTGCCACGGGTCGTCGCTCGGAACCGGCTGACCTTCGCGGGTGCGCTTCGTGCCGCGTTTGACGATGCACGGAGTCGACGCGACGTAGCGGCCGATCGCTCGGACGCCTGCGTACACCCACGGCGACTGCGCATAGGGTGATGTGATCTCGGCGTCGCCCTGTTGCAGGCTGCGGTTCGTGACCACGAGGAACGGGTCGTATGCCTTCGTCGTCGTCGTCAACTGCTTGCGACCGAGCGCCACTTGGACGCCCGTCGCGATGCGCTCGAAGAGGTTCATTGGATCAGGGGCCTCCGTGTGCCAGTGCCTCCGAACGCGATCACCAAGGCGTCGCCATGGTCAGGCGAACGCTTCAGACGCTCGCGTAGAGCGTCCTTCGATTCGATCGTGATGCGACCCTTGCCGTCGAAGGCGTAGGTCGGCGCTGCGAGGTCTGCCCACATCGCCTTCCATTGTACGGGCACTCGGAGCGACTTCTGCCGGATCAGGCCGCGCACGACCCAGTGCAACTCTGCTTTGCGGTTCGCGAACATCGCGTCACGTCCGAGCAGCGTGCCCCAGTCTCCGACGGGTGCCGCGCCGAAGTCAACAGGCGACACTCGGATGCCGTCTTCGCGGAGGCGGTCGACGACGCCGGCTCCCATGCCCGTCGCGTCGACGCCGACGAAGCGGCCCTCGACGTTGTGCCGGCGCATGGCGTCGCGCAGCCGGCCTGCGGTTGCCATGAGGTCCTCGCCTTGCCACGCCTGCACCTCGACGACGGTCCGGCTTGCGTCGACGACGCACAGCACGGATTGGTCGGTACCGAACCGGGCGACGTCGAGGCCGATCCGCGGCGAGTCGGTCGCGCCCGTCGGCACGTCGGCCGCCACAAGGTCGTCGATCGTCAGGATCGTGTTGCTCGCCGTCTTCGGGAACTCGCCGAGCACGCGACACGACCACACCGGCGATCCCTCGCCCTCGCGTGCCCGAACCTCGTCGACCCACTGACGGGTGACGGCACCCGGGATCACCTCCTCGCCCGAGATCACGTTCGGGTGATCGAGACACGAGATCGTGATCGTGTGGAACAGGTCCGGCCGCTGGGCCGCCTCGTAGCAGAACCCCGACGGCGTCGTCGGGTTGTAGGCCATCACGAGCCGGGAGCCGCCCGACGACATGAGCGAGTCGATGGCCCCCCACATCCGATGGTCGACGCCCTCGGCCTCGTCGACGACGATCAGCGTGGCCGGGCCGTGGATGCCTTGCAAGGCCGTCGGGTCGTCGACGGAGACGGCATCCGCTCGCCATGACGGAGCGATGCGCCATTCGCGCTCGAGGAGCTCGCCGGGCATCTCGAACTTGGCCTCGCGGTAGAGCCGCTGCACCTCGGCCCACAGAACCGTGTGCACCTGTCGGTTGGTCGAGGCCGTGCAGACCACGCGAGCGTTCTGATGGCTGCACATCCACTCGTTGACGAGGCCGCCGAGAAGGCGGGTCTTGCCCGTTCCGTGGCCTGACTTGATGGCGACCCGACGGTGCTTGCGGATGGCGTCTAGGACTTCGACCTGCTTCGACCAGGGCGTGTAGCCGAGCACCTCATTCGGGAATGCTGCCGGATCCTTGAGGAGTGCCATGTTCCTTGGACTTGAAGTAGTCGACGATCGTCGGCTTCAGGCTGTGGGCGATCTCCTGCTTCGGACGCCAGTCGTCGCCGCCGATCACCTGGAGAGCCTTCAGGGCCAACGCGCCGTCCGGCTCGCGGTCCTTGAGTTCGTCGCCCTCGATGCACCCTAGCAGCGACTCGACCAACTTCGCTCGGAACTTCGACTTGGCCTCGTCGATCTTTGTCGAGTTTGTCGGATTGGCGTCGCGCCAATCGTAGGCCGTCTGCCGATGGAACCCGAGTTCCTGAGCGGCATCGGCGATCGACCGCCCACGCTCCAGAAGCCGGAGGAAGGTGTCGACGTGGTGTATGAACTCTCCGCGACTCATGCCTTCATTCTAGCGCGGCCACGAACTCGCCGAGGCTCCGAGCACCGATCACCTTGACGTTGCAGTCGAGAGCCTTGCGTCGCCACTCAATCTGCTCCGGACTGAAGCGGCCTTTGAACGTCTTCACCTCGACCGCGAGCATCCGTCCGTCCGGCAGGTATCCGATCAGGTCGGGCGTGCCCTTCGGAGCCCCGTGGACGATGTTGCCCGTCATCGAGCGGAACACACCGCAGTTGACACGGAACAGGCACGGGACCCTGTCAGGGTTCTCCCGTGCCCATTCGACGATCGACCGTTGGATCTCGGCTTCCGACATCAGATCATGGTAGCCGCCAACTTCTCCTTGAGTTCATCGGCATACGTCTCCTGCACGGCGATCATGCCGCGCGTGAGCATGGCCGGATCCTTGACCCATGTCGAGTTCCCGATGTACTGCACGTAGAGAAGTTGATGGATGCCATACATCAACTTCGTCGACCGCAACCGGAACCGCAGCATCAGGTCGTAGTCGTCACACCACGGCAGGTCGCGGTAGCCGCCGATCTTGAAGTACTCCGACCGCCGCCACGCTCGGACATGGTTTGGGCAGAGGCCCATGTGCATGATCGTCGGGTTGTCGACCCCGTTGACGACGTACCTGCCCTCGACGTCGTGGAGGTCGGCGACGCGGAACCATCGGCCGTCTTTGAAGACGCTCCTGTACTTCCACAACGGCGACTGGTACTCGTTGCAAGTGCCGTCGGCCTTGACCTCGGCGAACTTCGAGTAGACGAATCCGACTTCGGGCTTGCCGTTGAAGACCTCGACGATGCACTCGAGAGCATCCGGCATCAGTTCGTCGTCGTGGTCGAGCTCGACGATGATCTCGGCCCGAGCCGCGGCGACGGCCGTACCCTTGAGGTAGCCGATGCGGTTGGTCACCGGCATACCGATCTGCGTGTGCACTTCCTCGAGGTGGTCGACTTCCTCGCCGTCGTGCACCAGGACGATCTCGAAGTCCGTGAAGGTCTGACGCATGAGCGATCGGAGAGCGTGACCATTCTCGAACGTCGCGACCCTATGCGTTGAGACGATCACCGACACCTTCGGAGCGAAGTACTCCGGGTCGTTGAGTTGCGCGAGGCCCGTCAACTCGGTGCACCGGGCAACGTCGGCCCACGTCGGCCTGGTCTCAAACCTCTTCACGATCCGCCGCTGCCACGGCCGCAAGTCTTCGAGGCAGGACTCGGCATCGCCGTAGGTCATGATGCACGTCGCGTTGCGAGGCCATCGCCCCCACTTGAGGTCGCCAAACCTTCGGGTCTCAAGTTCCATCGCGCCTACGACGTGAACGTCGCCGAGTTCCTTGAGGAGTTCCTTGTCGTCGGTGTAGAGGTAGCCGCGGTACATCAGCCGTCCTCCTCGACGCCGTCGCGGACGCGCTTCAAGTCCATGCCGTCGTTCCTGTCGATCTCGAAGGCCGAGAGCATCCGCTGTCCCATGAAGTCGTTGAAGAACTTCGTGAAGGCCGCGTCGTCGAGCAGTTGGAGACGGCCCTTGGTCACGTTGAAGACGGACCAGGAGTCGGGACGCCGACGCACCTCGAAGACCTCCATGCAGTACGTCAGGTACATCGACGGTTCGTGGTAGTACGAGAACCGCTGCTCTGCTTCGATCTGATCCTTGATGACATCCGCGGGGTTACGAAGTTCCTTGCTCATGACTTCTCCTTGCGCTTCTTCAGGAAGCGTTCGACGATGGCCTGTCCGGTTCCGGCAGGCGCAAGTTCTACGGGTTCGACTGTCGGTGCAACAGTCGCCACTGACTGTCGCGGCATCACGTCGGCGACGACGACGTCAGCACGTGCCAACAGTGCCTCGAGATCGTAGCCTCGGCTGCTGCACCACCTATCGTCCAAGGCATGGAAGCGTCGCAACGCCTTAGTGGCGAGTTCACTGTCGCCCTTGCACAACTTCAACAGACGCTCGAGTGCCTTGCGTTCGCGTCTGTCGAGGTCCTCGAACGACGTCGACGGCATCTTCCGGTCCTCTCGGATCCTGACCCACTCCTGGTGGAGGTCGCGGACCTGAGCGAAGCGAACCCCTCCACCCCCGGAGGGGGGGGCTTGGGGGGGGTTCTCCTCTATTCTCCTCTCTTCTGTTCCGTGCGTGCGTGCGTATGCGTGCGTGCCCAAGCGTGCGTGCGCGCGTGCATGCGTGCGTGCGAGGCCGCCGAACTCGTGGAGGGTCGCGCCGTCGTCGACGAACCCCGAGCGGAGCCACACGGTCCGGAGGCCGTCCGCGTCGCCGGTGAAGCGACAGATCCGCGCGAAGTCGTCGGCGGTCAGCACGTCGACCCGGCCGTCGGTCCGGTGAGCCCTCGCCCAGCACGTCAGCCGAACGAACTGGCCGACGGCGACGTCACGGGCCGCGACGGGGTCGACGCCGAGCCCGACGAGGGCCGCGGCGAGGTCGACCGTCTTCGGGTGGTCGAAGATGGATCCGAACACTTTGACCCACAGGCCGTGCATCAGAAGGCCCCTCCGTTGGCGTAGAACGCCATAAGGGACGTTTGGAAGGCCTCCTTGGCTTCGGACACCGACGCGGCCTCCCAACGCCCTATAAGCCGTCCTGCGAAGTTCCGCTCCCGACGCTCCTTCGGGCAGGTCTCACCCCCTTCGACGTGCCGGACCCACCACCCGATCAGGTCAGCGAGGATCAGCCGCTCGATCTTGAGGTCGCGGTCGATCGTCAGGCAGTGGTCGGTCGCACCCTCCTCGAGGCCGAGGGGATCGAGGGTCGCTCGGACCCCGTAGATCGTCCACCGCTCGGCGTCCATGATGGCCATGCACATCCGGCACTGGATCTCGTAGTGGAGGGGCGGTCGGTCGCCCCACTTGGCCGCCGACTTGTCCGAGAAGATGGTCTTGAGTTCCACTCCGTGGGTCGAGTCGATGATGCGGTCCGGAGTGCAGGACAGGAACGGGAAGGCCGGATGCCTGTAGGTCCGAGCCGGGTCCTTCAATGCCCAGCCTGTCACCTTCGCAAGCCGCTCGGCCGCCGCGGCCTCGAGGGCGTTGCCTGCTTCGGAGTACGGCGACTTGCGATCGGCGACGGGCACTCCGCGCTTCTCGAGCCACACGTCGTACGGGGTTCGGTACGGGTCGACGCCGAGCACCGCCGCGGCCTCGGACGCACCGATGGAAGACTTCCGATCGAACTTGCTATCGAATGACATCTCACGCCTCCGGGTCGCCGAGCGACATGTCGAAGAGCACTTCTTGGGACGGCTTCGGAGTCTTGGGCTTCGGTAACTGGCTGTCAAGGTGCCGACGAAGATCGTGGATCGTGCCGATGGTCGCGAGCTTCTTGGTGCTAGTGTCCCGCCAACCCCACACCACCACCCGTACCCATAGGTACTCGACGAGTTTGGCGCGAGCGGCGATCTCCTGAGTGTTGGGAGCGTCTTTGAACTTGGGTGACAGAAAGAAGTTGTTGCGCTTCTTGTTGCGACAGAAGAATGCGATCCGTGGCCGATTATCAATGCGCCAATGCTCCACTGTCAGTGCGCCCGTCATGACCGTCAGTGCGCCGACGGCAAGGTACGGATTCCTATGACACTTGCCTCTGTAACCGATTTGCTCGGCGAAGTCATCGATCTCGGCCTGGGTGACGTAGCCTTCGATCTCCGGTGTCACATCATTCTCCTCTTGAGGGCGAGCACGGTCGCCTCCTTCATTCCGACTTGCACCTCGTGCAGAACCATCAGGGCCTCAGGGAAGGTCTTCGTCTTCGTCAACTTCGTGGCAGCCGTGAGCAGCAGGGGGTGCATCACCTCCACGAACGCCTCGAGGGATTCGTTCCCCGTCGATTCCCGATTCGGGATCATGATCTTCTTGCGTGGCAAGGTAGGTCTCCATCAGTGTGAATCGTTGCGACACGAACTCCTTGATCCGTCGGAGGTGAGCGGCCATCCGCTGCCGCTCACCGTCCTCAGGATCCATGGCATGCACCGCACGGCACATGCGCATGAGCCGCTCCGACACGGCGAGCCACTCGCCCATGAGGGCCAGTTCACCCGCCGTGTAGTTCCCTCGCGGGACCGCCTTCTTAGAAGGGGATGTCTTCGACATGGGCATCAGTTGCGTCGGGCGGGTTGAACTTGGAGGGTAGCGGGGCCTTGAACAGCGACCAGTCGATGAAGTCGCCGCGGACCTTGCCCTGGGCGAGCAGCATCCGGCCGACGAGGAACTCGTTATGCACGTCTTCGCGCATAAAGTCGTCGAGGCTGACGCGCCGCTTCGAGAGGTTGTCGAAGTCCTTGTCGGTGCACACGACCGTAATCAGCCGCTCGAGCTTCCACACGAGCGTGCCGCGGGTCGGAGCGAAGTAGGAGATCTCGCCTTCGTGATTCGACAAGGTCACGGCCAACTGGGGGTTGCCGTTCTTGTCGGTGATCAACTGACCGTCCTTCTTGCGGGAGGTCACGCGAGCCACCTTGACGACGTGCTTGCCGGGGCCGAGTTTGGCACGGTTGCCGCCTTCCTGAGGGGTGTCATTCTTGAGTCGGTTCCAGTCCATGGTTCACCTCACTTCATCGCGCGAAGCCGCGCGAGAGCCTTGCGGAGCGCGTCCGCGTTGTCCTTGTTGTTGTCGATGTGGGTCTTCGCGGCCGCGACCACCTCGGTCGGTGCCGTCTTCAGGAGTTCGACGGCCTCGGCGTACATCGCCGCGCAGTCGGCCGGCGCAGCGTCGACGGGCTTCGGCCCGAGTTCGCGGACCTTCGCGTACGCTTCGTACGACGTGTCGATGACCGACGGTGCGCCCTTCGTCCGGCACTTGGCTTCCCACGCACCCGGCGAGAGCCGGAGGACGTGACGGCCCGTCGAGATCAACTTCTCGTCCTTGGTGACGGAATGCTCGATGTCGGCGTACGCGATCGTGTCCGCCCATCCCATGAGCAGGCCGACCGACTTGGCGTGCACGCCCAACTCGAAGCGTGAGTAGTCGGTCCCGGCCGGGTTCGTCACCTGGCGGACGACGCTGTGCGCCAGGAGGAGCACCTCGACGCCCTTCGACGAGCGGAGACGGTCGAGACCCGCGAGCAGGTCGGACCACTTCTCCGAGGCACGCATGTAGCCCTTGCCGTACGGGATCGCCTCGATGGATTCAACCGCGGCCTCGGTGCAGACGTGAGCGAAGATCAACTTCTCGAGGGCATCGAGCGTGTCGATCACGCAAGTCTTGAACTCGGTCGGCCAGTCATTGACGACGTCGAGAACCTGTTGGAACGTGGTCGGGTGGATACGAGCCACGTCGAGGTTCGACGAGCCGCGTTCGACGTCGATGAAGAGGGCCGACGGAGCCTGCGAGGCGAACGTGGACTTGCCCGTGCCGGGACGACCGTACACGATGACGCGATCAGGGGTGCGGACGGGGCCGCGAAGGACTTGCAACTTCACTTGGACATCTCCTGTTGAAGGAACTCGATCTGTGCGGCGATCACCTCTCGCCGCGACAACTTCAGCAACGTGCAGAGGAGCGGGAGGTGCCGCTCCGGAATGAGTAGGCCGCGCGCCCAGCGCGACACTTGAGCCTCGGAGACATTGAGGAGGGACGCGACGTACGCGCCTCCACCGATGGCCGTCAGATGATCACGGAGGGTCATGAGCGGACCTTCCGTCGCAGGGCCTCGATATCGGCGAGGAGTTGGTTGACCTTGTTCCAACCGGCGACACAGAGTCCGGTGACGAAGAGCAGGGTCAAACCGAGGGCGATGGTTACTTCGAGCAGATCGTTGTAGTTCATGAGGGGTCTCCGGATTCGGTGCGACGGAAGTCGTCGATCCAGATGGATCGCGCTTCCGACAGGTTGAGGTGCTGACGCTTGAGGAGGTCGATCGCGGCCCGGGCCTTCCGGACGCGAACGGGCTCGTGCATGGTGACGACGCGAAGAAGTTGCGCAGCGATCGAGCCTTCGATCTTCTTCAGGTAGGCGTCGATCTCTTCGATCGAAGCCCGCATCGCGATCACCTTCGGATTCGTGAGTGCGTGCCAGCGCATTGGACATCTCCGTCCACTTGGGACGCAACCATCCTAGCGCCTTGTCATGTCATGTCAAGCCCGATTCTAGATTCTTCCAATATTCTACGGATTCGCCTTATTCTGTAGGCTTCTTGGAGTCGAGTTCCGACAGGATGTCGCCAGGCAGAATCTCGGTCACGTGCACCAAACGGTCGATTCGGAACGCCTGATAGAACGGCGTCTTGACCTCGACGATCTCCGGAATCACTTCGCAGTCTTCGGAGACCGAGAGCCGTTTGGCCGCCGACCAGTTCCCTTTGGTGACGATGATCCTTGTCGATCCGTCGTCGAAGCAGAGGCGGTAGCACTTCGCGCCTTCCCATTCGACGTAGCGTTCTTCCTCAGAGAACCGTTGAAGGATCTCGAGGAAGGAGCGAGGCTCCGAAGGATCTCGACTCCTGTCTTCGTCGCCACCACTTGGATCTGGAATCGCTTCGGCCATAGCAGCACCATGTAGTCCGGGTGAAGGTTCTCGAAGGTGAAGCCGTTCTCGATCGCGTAGTCGTCGAGCTCGTGAATCTTGTAGGCTCCGACTTGGACGCCGTAGCGCGTGCGGCCTTTGACCACCGTCTCGCTGATACCCGAGCGGTGCGTGTGCCCGGCCACGATCACGTCCGAGTCCCGATGGTCGAAGCGGTGCGCCTTGCCAACACCGTGGGCCGGGTTCCAACCCGAGTTTCCGGTCACCTTGTGCCGGAGGCAGAACTGGTAGTCGACGCCATGGAGGCCGACCGTCAGGTTGAGTTCGTACGGGTGATATGGCACGTGCTCGCAGAACTTCTCCATGATCGAGTCGAGCGCGGAGAGCCCGGTCAACTTGCCGGAGATCAGGTCGTGGTTGCCTGCGCAGACGCCGATGAGCCGTCCGGTCTTGTACATGCGCCCGAGGAACTCACCCGCCGCCCGGACCTCGCCGGGGAAGTCGACGGGCGACTTGCGGCCCTCGTGCATGACGGTCCTCCAGATCATCGAGTCGAGGATGTCGCCGATCGAGATCGCGTAGATCGGCAATGGACCTTCCATGAGGGAGAGCACCCACTCAAGCCGGTCGTAGTCGACGCCAACAGAGCCGACGTGCATGTCGCCGCAGCAGACGACGCCGATCGGAGTCTCGTCGAGCAGGTCGATCCGTCGGAACATCATGTTCGACTGGGCCTGCTTGCGCAGGCTCGCCGACTTCTTCAGGGCCTCCCAAGCGTTCGCGCCGTCGTTCGGGTCGATCGTCTCGTTGACGACCGCGCCGCTGCGAAGGACACGCTCGGGCACGACGGCCTGGAGCATCGGCTTCGGCTCCGGCCACACGCCCTTCGATAGGCTGTCGAACAGTTCGGTGAAGGTGCAGCCGAGCCGTTGGAGGATCGGGTTCTCGGAATAGAACGGAGCCTTGATCGAGATCAGGACTCGACGGAACGCCATCGCGCCTGGTCGGTCGGTTTGCCTGATCAGCACCTCGTATGCGCGGATGCACCACGTCTTCAAGTCTTCGTCGCTGATCCGCTTCACTTCTGCGCCTTCTGTAGCAATGCCTTGAGGTCGGCCTCGTGCACGATGAAGTAGCCGCCTGCGGGAGCGATCGTCCCCACGGTTCCGGAGCCGTCAAGAATGACGGTCACTTCGTCTTGTGCGACGCGAGGCCAGCCCTTCGTCACGTCTTCGACCGGGTGCAAGGTTGCCACCACAATCTCACGAGACTGGCAAGCACACAGAAGGACAAGTAGCAGCAGTAGGCCGCTACGCTTCGCACGGTCAAGCACCTGTTGCATCGGTGTCTCTTCAAGCGGGGTCGATCCGTGCTGCACCGATCCGCTGCGTTGTGACAGCAGCACTTCCTTGATGATCGAGACGATCACACTGAGGAGTGCGGCCCACATCTTACTGCTTGGTCTTGAGCACTGCTTGCTCGATCAGTCCGCGCACCTTGTCGGCTCCCCACTCGGTCAACAGTGCCGCCGCCTTCGGGCCTGCGGTCTGAAGTGCAAGGTCGGTGGCCTTCTTCAGAGCGGCCTTCTTCTCGTCGTCGGTGAGAGTGCCGTCCTCGGACGCCTTCTTCAGTTCGTCGACGTAGGTGGATTTGACGACGGCCACGGCCGAGAGGATCGCCTCGAGGGCCTCAGTCCGAGCCTCGGACAGTTCGGCCTTCTTCGCCACCCAACGCAAGGCGACGACAAGCAGCGACAGCAGGGCGGTCAGAAGTAGATCGGTGATGTCGGGATTCATTGCTTGGCCTTGACGTAGTAGGTCGCGACGGACGCGATCGTGCCGGTGATCACATGTTGAAGGAGCACGGTCCACGGCTTCGATGCCGCGACGGTCTTTTCCAACTCTTTGACGGTTGCATTGAGACGCTCGACAGCCTCCACGAGACTGTCGTGTGCTTCCTTCATGTTCGCGATGGCCTGCGCGTTCAGTGCGGTCTGCACCTTCAGGTCATCGGCTGGAGTGCGTGTCGAGGGGTTAGGAGATGTCATCGTCGTCGAACCAAGGAATGGATTGAGCCACTCGACACGTTGTCAGAATAGTGCACCGTAGACGGTGAACAGAACGGCCACACCGAACATCGCGCCCATGACGAACGCGAGCCGGCCTTGGCCTTCGACGCGAGACGCAATCAGTCGGACTTGGGCTTCGAGTTGCCCAAGCCGGACTTCGAGCGTCTGTCGCGTCAGTTTGGTCACATGGTCACCGTGTAGTTGACGACCACCACAAGATCGGTCAGCGCGGTCGCCGAGCCGTTCTTGGTGATCGCGATCTTCAGGACAGAGCCGGACGTCAGCGATCCGGCCGTGTTGTTTTGATTGATGCCGACCGCCGTGCCGACATTCGCGGTTAGCGCGGTCGCAGCCGTCGATAGGGCCGCCGACTGGAGGTCGGAGCCGCCCTGCTTCGAGACCATGAAGGTCCAGTAGTTCGTTGCGTTCGTTGCGATTGAGGTGCTGTTGAGAATGTAGACCTCTGAGATCGAGATCGCACCCGTGCACACCGTGAGCAACTTCGTCGCGGTCGCCGACAGGTCGCCGACGTTGCAGATCAACTGCTGCACCATCGACGTCACCTGACCGAAGTGCACCGCGTCGCCGGAGACCGTGCCGTTGGCGAGGCCCGTGATCTTCGTCGAGCCCATCGCGATCGCGCCCGTCATCGTGCCACCGGCGAGCGGGAGCGACCCACCCGATGCCGTCTCGGTGTTCGTGAAGAGCGTCACCCACGCGGAGTTCGCCGCGTTGCGGATCTTCAGGACGTTGCCCGAAGACGTGTCCAACCACAACTGCCCCGCGACTGGCGACGTCGGAGCGGTCGCCGAGCGGAAGAGGTTCTGCAGGGCCGAGAAGTTCGTGTTGATGGTTGACCGGCTCGCGGAGAGCGTGTCGGTCGAGTTGATCGTCGTGATGTCGGCCATGTCAATATTCTACCCTTCGGTCGGTTCGAGGAATCGCGGCGACGCCATCGGTGCCGGGTCATACGTCCACCCCGGCGCGCACCGCTCGTCGGGTTCGAGTTGCACGGTGAGCATCTCAGGCCACGGCGAGTCGCCGCCGCCCCAGATGACGACGTTATCGACCACGAGGGTCGTCGGGTTCACGAGTGCGTAGCGCATCAATCGAACTCCCAACAGAACACGACGACACCGTTGCCACCCGCGCCGCCGCTTCCGCCTGCGACGCCCGACGCTCCACCACCACCGCCGCCGCCGGAGCCGCGCCATCCGGCTCCACCGTTGCCGCCTGCCGCGTTCGTGGTGGTGTTGCCGCCTTGGCCACCGCCGCCGCCACCGTGAAGGTAGTTCTGTATGTCAAGCACGTCGGGGAACGATTGAAGCGCGAGCAGCACTTCCCATCCCTTCGAGCCGTACGTGATGGCGTCGAGTCCCGCGTTCCCGAACGTCGCCCAGTCGGCAGCCGTCGAAGGACTTGAGATCGTCGGGCCGAGGTGGATCGCATACGAAGATGAGGCTCCCTTGCCGCTGCCGCCGTTGCCGCCACCGACCGAACGATTGGACGGGAACTGCGTCTGCGTTCGCGCGTAGTTGCCGTTGGTGGTGTCGCCTGCTCCGCCGTTTTGGCCACCGAATCCGCCATACGGAAGCGTTGTGTTCGCGGTTCCTCCTGCTCCCGTCGTCGTCGTCCCTCCCGAGCCGCCGCCGCCGCCGACGGAAGTGTGCGCAAGTGCCGCATAGCCGTTTGAGGTGCTTCCGTATCGAGGAGTGTTCAGGAAGCGGACTTCGGAGTTGCCTCCCGACGTTCCCGCGGTTCCGTTCGTTCCGTCTGCGGTCGATCCTGCTCCGCTGCTTCCTCCCGCTCCGATGGTGACCGTGATCAAGTGCATGCCAAGATTGCGAAGGATCGCGACAGGTTGCCGACGTTGGATATAGATACCCGCGCTCGCCCCGCCGCCGCCGCCTGCCGCAGCGGTTGCAAGACCGAATCGACCGCCTCCACCTCCACCGCCACCACCGAGGATCAGGTACGAGACATACTTCGCATTGGGCACGAACGGGATCGTAGACGTCGTCGTCTCGTACACTTGCCAAACACAAGGACGGACGATGCCGAGCGTGCCGCTGCCGACTCCGTTGTAGAGTCCGTCGTTCATCAGTAGGTGCTTCCGAAGACGTGGATGTTGAACGTCTCGGCCTTCTCAGTCGCCGCGTACAAGATGCACGAAGCGGCCGAGACCTGACCTTGCATCACGAGGCCGACGAGTTGAGGGACGGTCGATTGGAATGCGGGCTGCGTCGCGGAGACGGTGATCGCCGGAACCGGGATCTCGGCGATCAGACGCTTCGTCGTGCCACCGTCGATGCTGAGGAAGAATCGCACCGTGCCTGCTGTCGTCGTGCCTGTCGCGTTGATCATGATCGACGCGATGCGCTTGCCGACGCCGCTTCCCTGCGCGGTCGACGGGCCTGTCGCCACTGCGACGGTCGTGCCCGATCCGTCGCGTGCCGTGTTTGCTGCCGAGATCTGATTGATCTCGACCGTCGGTGCTGTTGAGTATTGAGCAGAGGTTGCCATTAGATGATCCCGTTGAAGAAGAACATGTAGTCGGGTGCGGACGTGCCACCACCGCCTGTGTTGGCGATCCAGTTGAGACCAGTCGTTTGTGCAGAGTCAGCCGACAGAATGTAGCCATCTGTGCCGACTGGCAACCGCGCCAACGCCGACGACGTGCGCGTGAGAATGTCGCCCTTCGTCGTGAGCGTGGTCGTGCCGCCTTCGACGCCTTGAGCACCCTGAGCCCCTTGCGGACCCTGCGCGCCTTGGGCTCCGTCGGCTCCCTGTGGACCCGTCGCACCCTGCGCGCCCGTTGCGCCTTGGGGTCCCTGAGGGCCCGTGTCGCCTTTGACGCCCTGAGGGCCGATAGCACCGACATCGCCTTGCGGACCTTGGGCACCTGTCGCGCCCTGCGGACCCTGAGGGCCAATCGCACCCTGAGGGCCAGTTGCACCGACAAGACCTTGCGGCCCTTGGGCTCCCTGCGCACCGTCGGCACCCTTCGCGCCTTGAGGTCCTTGCGTGCCTTGTGCACCTTGCGCGCCTTGTGCACCCTGTGTTCCCTGCGCACCCTGCGCACCTTGGACGCCTTGCGGCCCCTGCGCTCCGGTCGCACCGATGCCCTTGCGAGCACCCGTCGAGTCCATGACGTACCAGCCGTCGTCGTCGTACCCGGCCGTGTCGCCCACGGACAGCGTAGCCTTGAACACCGTGCGATAGACCGTCGAGCCGCTCGTGTCCTTGAAGCGGACGGTGAGCGTGACCGCGGCCGTGTCGATGTTCGAGATGGCCACACCACGAACGACGTGCTCGGTCGACGACGCGGGGGCGGACAGAATCGTGACCGCAGTCGTGCCGTTCAGGTCGGCGTGCTGCACCTTCCCCGTGTACGTCGTCGCGGTGTGCTCGGCATACGAGACGACCGCCGCGGGGTTCGTCGTGGCGACCGCGCCGGCGAGCAGGGCTTCGAGCGTCTGAGTTGTGTTCGCGAGCGTCAGCATCAGATACCTATCGTAACCGTCTTCAGGATGTCGTAGATCGCCGCTCCACCGCCGCCTCCGCTGCCCGGAGCACCTTGCGGACCTTGTGGACCCTGCGGCCCGGTCAGGCCCTGCGGACCGACGATGGAGGCTCCCTGAGGTCCTTGCGGCCCGATGGCGCCCTGAGGACCCGTCGAGCCCTGCGGCCCGTCGGCACCTTGCAAGCCTTGAGGACCCGTCGAGCCTGTGTCGCCCTTCGCGCCGGTCGGGCCTTGGGGTCCCGTGGCGCCCTGCGGACCCGCGATGATGTTCGCGACGGGCGTGACGGTCAGGATCGTCGACGGCACCACCGGACGGGTCGGCGACGTACCCGCCGCGAAGTGCTCGATCGTGACGCCCGTGTCCGGAGTCGACCATATGATCTGCACGTAGTCGTTGGCCGCGAGCGTCGCGACGTAGTTCCACGCGGCGATGAACTCGTGGCCGCCTTTGATCGTGAACTTCGAGTTGGAGTCGGCGAGGTCCGTGCCGTTCTTGCGGAACCAGACGTCGATGTCCGCGTCGCTGCCGCCCGAGTGCGCGAACTGCGCCGAGAACTGGATGTTGTAGGTACCCGCGACGTCGAAGGTGATCTGAGTCGGGTTCCCGCTGCCGTCGTTGACGACGGAGACGCCGTTCGCCTCTTCTTCGGTGGCGAACTCCATCGGTGTGGCCGTGTTCGCCGCGGCCGTCTGATCGGTCGTGTCGATGAACACGCCGTAGTACGGCTCCCATGCATAACTATGCATGACACCGACCACCGACGAGACCTTCGGTTGGTAGCGGTCATGCGGTCGACGGAGCGTGATCTTGACGTCGCCGCTCGTGATCGAGGCCGCCTCCTGGATGACGTGCGGAACGTAGGCCGCGGAGTTGATCTTCGTCTCGACCGTCGGTGTCAGTTGGTCGATGACGTCCGGCCAACCCGTCCACGCCATGATCGAGCCGATGGTCCCGCCCCACGTCCACCCGGCCTCAGCCCACGTCGGATTCGCCGTCGCCTCTTCGCCGGTTAGGTACGTCGTCGCCCACGTCGTGGTCGTGTCCGCCCACGAGCGGCCTGACTCGTCCCACGTGCGGTCGACGGGCTCGAGCGCGGCCGAGACGTTCCACGTCGCTCGGGTGCCAGTCTCCGTGAAGGCCGTCGAGACGTACGTGCCCGTGAGATTCGAGCCCGACAGGAACAGGCTGCCCGACGACACCGACGTGTTCGTCTTGGTGCCCGGGAACCCGGTGTCCGTCACCGTCTCGACGACCTGATACGTCGAACTCGGAAGGACCGGATCAACGCGGACCGTCGCCGACGACTCGGAGAGCACGCCGAGCACCGAGCGGGAACGCACGTAGACGTAGAAGGAAGACGTGAACGGACACGGGATCGAGAACGTATCGGACCGCGTGAACCCGACTCTCGGCTCCCCAGCAAAGAGGGCTCCGTTGCCCGAGTTGTATCGGACCTCGTATCCGTCCACGTGTGACTGATTGGAAGGTGCCGCGATCTTGAGATGCAGCACGCCGTCCGCGACGGTCGCGTGGACGGCCGCAGGCGGGCTTGGGGGCGTTCGGTTGCCTCGCGGGTAGTAGAAGGCTCGCGTGCCGTCCGAAGGGCTCCTGCGGCCGCCGTGGCTGTTTACGGGGGCC